GATACCAAAAACAGAGAGATCCATACACAAACGTTAAAATACGAAAGGGGGCATTATATCCGATTGCATCATTTGCAACCAAATGACCTCCATACAGTAAAAGAATCACAAATAATACCTTGTAGCATATATCTAGAATACCTTTTGCCGTATGACTAATAAACTGTGTTCCATTAAATTGACTTCTTGATGCTAAAGATTCTGCTCTTTCTTGTTCCTTTTCTCTCCTTTCTTTCTCTTCAACGGCTCTATCATTCGCTTCTTTTTCACGACGACGTGCCTCTGCATCCTGTCTAGCCTGTTCCGCCTGTTGTTTTGCGTATGCATCCGCTTGAGGATCTGAAAACATCTGAGAGGTAGAATATTGAAACTTATTAAAGGCACTCTTAAACACATTCATCTATTCAAGCAATGTCTTTGATTTTCTACTATGTTGCGTACTTCATTCCACCCATACCCCCTTCTACAACTAGAAAATTTAGACTTTCAACATATATATCATATTGCATTAAAAAGGTACTATCTGTTGCTAGAGGCCATAAATCAATATCTACTTGAAACTTTTTAACACGACTTGTATTTAATGTACCACTCGGTTTCATCCATTTAGATGTATCTAAGGCAAAACTATAGATTGCCATTCCAGGTGGAAAGACACCTGTGGCATATTTCCATGATGACAATTCTCTGAAATACTGCAATGGTTTGATTTCCTGCAATTCATTGCCGTCACATACAATACGTATCTGCCGTATAATATCTTGTTGTCCAGCAACTACGTTTTGACCTGAATATCCTCCAAGTATACCACCTGACGAAGAAATAGGTGAAAATGGAGGAGATGGATACATCCACCAATTTGTATAATTCGTCCATGCATTTCTATTTTGAACCGAATCTTGTCGTCGTGGTAAAATAAGAATACGTGGAACCGGATTATGTGTAAATAATTCATTCAGTTGACGTGTCTGAATGTTTGAAAATGAATATCGTGTCACCTGTCTTACAATATAATTTAATGGTTTCATTGCAAAGGTTCGGCGTTCATCATCCGTCAAATATACATATGTTGCCTGAAGTCTTGGATTTAAAGGCCATGTGTTTAAGGTAGGTACTGTGTATCCAAAATCAGTTAGATAGTTACGAATATAGATTCCATCTTCTGTATCGGTTGAATATGTAGGATTTCCTCTTAAAATATTTGGAACAGATGAAAGAACTCTATTTTCAGGACGAACCCGATATCCACTGGGGTCCAAGATTGTATATAAATCTTGAATGGGTGCTAGAGTTAATTGTACCTCACATTCATGATATTGAAGTGCAACAAGAGGTAAGGATAGAGCTGGATTTTGTGAAAACCAAAAACCTAATGGAACTGTAATATCACGAGATGGAATTGACGGGAAATTATTTTGAACAGGTGCGCCTGTATTTAAAACACTTGGGTATGTATTTGAAGATCGTGAACTTGCTCCGCCAACTGCGCCGGAATATTTCCCATTGGCTGGATCATAAAGTTCGGGAACATCTCCAACCAATTCTTGCCATTTATTGTATTGCGTTTCATCTTGATCGGTGAGTGCCGTACTGATAATATAATTACTATCAAATTGCTGTACCAATGTACCTCCTATAAAAAAAGAAGCATCTCGTATAATCTGTGCACCAATATAACGAACCCATTGGAAATTGTATTCACTTCTTCCATAGGTCACAGGATTACTCGGATCATTTGAATCAAAATACTTACTATAAATATCCGGAAGAGTAAATGTAAAATATAAATCTGAAAGTAAATCTCCTACACGTTGCATCTTTGCTCTCAATTGAATCGGTTGATTAAAGAAAAGTTCTTGTGGCCCTTCCATTGGCATAGTCACAGATTCAAAAGAAAAGTGACTATATTTCTTAAATACCATGTAAAAATATGTAAAATCAGGATTTCCACTCAGAATTGCATTTTGGGATCCATAGGCAACGAGGATATATAATCCACCACCTGTCATTACGACTCTTCTTGTTATAGTGAAACAAGATGAGAGGTAAGTTTCATACGCTGTTATATAGTTAGAGGGCGTCTAATGAGTGGGCGGGGCTTGATTTCGTGTCCACCATGTATCAGATAAATAGGGAGATATACTCATATCTAAACCATCCATGATTGTTGATATACCCATATTAATGAGAGATTGAATTTCAGTATATGTAAGAGCATAACTGAAATAATAGACACGACTGACCATACCTGTGGCAGCTCCATTAAATGTCATTGTATATGTTTGGGTTGGACTTGCTCCACTGACAATAGTATCTGGATCGCTTGTATCCTTTGCCAAGGATTGAACATTTGTTGAAGTAATTGTCATTTTTCTCTGATTAAATAAGTAGACATCTCCGTAGTTTTGATAAGGAGGAGTATTTGCACTTAGTGCAATCTTACTCTTAAGATTTCCATTGATGTAGATATACATATTATTTCCCTTGCAGGATACAACTAAATGAAACCAGATATCCACTGGAATATTCTCAATATCTGTATAATTGTCCCACGTATCATAACAATTCATAAAAATACGAATCGCATTTCTATCTCCACAAGCAAATACTCCAGGACCTAATAGAGGATATGGTTTACTATACCCCTTATGCAAGATATGATAGAGTTGTTGATTTCCATCCTTAAATGTAGCACTACTCAAATTAATAAACATAGCATAACTAAATTCTACGCCGGAACGCTGATTATCAGAGACTGTTATAGTCTTTGCAAGTGGATTGTTTGGATTCTGTAAGGCAGTAAAGACTCTTGAACCGGAAGCATATGTATTAGGAAAGAGCTCAATTCGCTCCTTCCACATACGTGTAAATGATTTATAGATATATTCAGATGCAGATAATCCTAAATATAATAATGCAATGATTGCAAAACCTGTGACAATTTGTGAAAGAGGAGATGTACCAAATAACTTTATTCCACCGGTTGTTTCTACAGGTGCATTCAATGCCTTCTCCATACTATCTATCTATCAAATATATGAAAAATAGACACGTAAATGTATCTATTTTTTATAATTTACTTCTTGTCAAGAAGACATCTACGATGTTTTCTTTATACTAATACTGTATGCTCCAGGATTTATATAATTCCAAAGAACGGATAAGATTGAATTATCAAATGGTCCTGATTGATAATATTTATATACAATATCCGGAGAATACGCAAAATTTGCAGCACGAGTCTGACCAATGAGGCCAGTAAATCCATCTGGATCTCCTAGAACAACTGTAGGTGACGCATTTGTACCCGCTGTATCCACCAAGAATATACTTGGTAATACACAACTACGAAGTAGTTTTCCATCAATGTAAACATCCACCGTGGTTCCAGATAAGACTACTGTAATATTCACCCATTTCTGTAAAGGGACTTGTTCAATATCACATGACTTGAAATCAGAATCCATATATGGAGTACCAGGTCCACTTGTAGATGCACCAGGGTTCATCTTTTCTCGGGTTACAGGTGAATTTGTGTCATATGTTACACGAACACCTAATTTATTTATATGCTGTCCTAAATACAAGGCAAGTGTTTGGTATTGAGCAGAGGGTCCACCTGAAACAAAAAGGAAGGGTTTATTTCCAATTGTTCCAGACCAATTTGTCACATAAATCCATGTACTGATTGAAAATTCACCACCTGAATATAATCCAGGAACATTTGTTGAATTATAGACAGAAGGCTTTGTAGGAGTGGTTGTCGCACTGGGAGCACCTGGAAGTCCTGAATTTACCGATGTGTACAAAATATAATCCTTTATATCTCCTCCTTGATTTAGCCACTTGTATAAATAATACATGCATACTACAAATACAATAAGTATCACTGATATGAATATTGCCTTACCGGGACCTTGTGAAATTGCTCCACGAAGACCTTCCATGCGATTCTATTGTTATTCAATAGTTTATCTAGGATGGATACGAACTATTCCAATGTGCATAGGATCCTATAGATGGAGATGAACTACAGTTTCCATTTGGACAAAATGGATTAAAAGCAAATATATTGAGTGATGGTAATGGTATAAATGCAGATATGCCGGAAGATATATAAGGTGATCCATTACCATCTACTGCACTTTCATAGTATGATCTTACTTCATTTGTCTGAAGTGGATTATTTATAATACTCATGGATGTAATCAGTCCTCCCAGTTTAGGATCTCCGATTGTTAAAGGTCCAGTCGCAACAAGTGGCATAGAGACACATAAATGAGAGACTGTGAGATGACCATTAATATAAATATTAAACTTACGTCCCTGTTTTACAATTGCGATTCCTGTCCATTTTTGAAGAGGTATATTCGGAATATCAATTATTTCTGTTCCACTTGCACTCGTAGACGTAGGTCCTGTTTGTACAACTAGTTGTGCAGGAGCAAGTGCATATCCACGTCCAGCATCTTGAGCAACTAATAAATTCAATACCAATGTGTTTCCAATATTTACTGCTGTTGCATATTCAGATCCAGTTTGTCCTGTACGATTCATGATCACTGGATTTATATAGAATAGAAGAGACCCACCGGATGTAGTCGACCAGTCATTTATAAGATCTCCTGTAGCCAATATCTGTGTCTGCTTAGATAAATCCATTGAATCCGATCCAATATGCGTTGGAGAGTTTGGAAGAAGAAGCCACTGTATTCCATAATAAAGTAAAATTATAAGAAGAACAAAGCATAGAATTAATACAGGTGTATTCATCTATTATACATTTGGTCTTTCTGCCATGAAAGGATTCTATGAATTCTTTCATGAGAGAGAACAAGAATGATTCAGATCCTCTTATACTGAGAAACTGGATTCACTGGTTAAATCCGACATACGCCCAAGCATTTCACTCGGAAGTACTGTATATCCAAAAAGACGAAGATTCAATACACTTATACCACCTGATACAGCGATGTCAGAGGGTGTGGCACCCGGTGTTATTGCATAGTTTCCCGTAATAGACCCAGTTGAAAAAATCGTGTCATCTTTTTGTGGTACCTGTAATGCCGTAACTAATTGTCTCGTTTGAACTAATAGCCCATTCAAATATCCATTCATTACACTCGGTGAAAAAGAGACTCCTATACGAAACACAGCATGAATAGGAACATTATCAATGACAATACTTTGTGGATTGTTATCAGAATCGTATGCAGTAATATGAACCGTATTTGTAAAATTATCCAATTCCACTATAAGTTTCGGATTTACAAGAGCATTTTTTGTTCCTGTCTTTAACACAAAAAATACACGTTGAGCGATTAAGGCTCCGTTTGAATCATATATCTTCTGTGTTGTTTCATCATCAATCATAACATCCATTGTCATAGAATAATTGTTCTGTCCTTCAATGACTGTCGTTACTAAATTCGTCTTTGATGCAACTCCACCCACCTGAATAGGAGCAACTGTGAGTATACTTCCCCAATAATCTTGAGATGGATCTATGCCGGGTACAGGAATATATCCAGTTCCTCCAGGTACACGTCTAAATACGGGAGTCACCCATTGATCTACTCCAAGAAGTATTAGTCCAATTACAAGCAGTGCTGCAACAAAATATAATGATACACGCATCATTAAACTTCCTTTGACAGCGGGAGGAAGTTTGGATTGTCCTGAACTCTCAGAAACAGCATTATATTTCAATGAAAGTGGGTTTTTTATGCTTTTTCCTAATCCTGTTACAGATTTCATAATATCTGCAATTTTTTCGGCTCTGCCTATATCCATCTGTTATCAGATCTTCTTCTTTTTCTTGCGAGTCAATGTTCTTCGTTTTGGATCATATCCTATTTTCGTATAATAGCCTTTTGAATCCTTTGGATCACAGTCTATTAGTTTTTCACGTAAATAGCAGACAAACGAAAGACGAGTATAGAGTTTCTCAATTCCTTGTGTACCTGTTTCCTTATCATTTTTATAAACTTCAGGTAAGTCTTTATTGTATTTCTTATCTTCAGCAGATTCATGCATTTCTGTATTACAATGCCATTCATGAACATCCATTGCCAGAAAATCTCCTGTTCTCAAATCAAATCCGACTTTATATCGTGGAAATAAAGTGTATCCTCCTTGATATTTTCCACGTTCAATCACAGAAAGATTTCCAAATCCCTTTCGTAAATCTCCAGCATCCATATGAAGACCTGTTCTGAAATTACGATTCATCGTCACCGAGGAAAAAGAGGTATTTCCTATTTGAAAATCTGGATTCGCATGTGCTTGTTTATATTGAACTTTATATCGGTCGGGAACAAGTTTTTTAAAAAGACCGTCAATTTCCTCAATATACGGAATACCTGCCTTATACTCCTCAAAGTATTTTTGAGTATAGGATGTTAAACGACAAGGTAACCCCATAAAAGGTGTTTTTTCAAAATAACCTAAGACACTGCTAAATACATTATTATTTACACGCATTTTACTTACCTTTCCATTTTCAATATATCGTGCAGAATGACCCTGAATATGTGTAGGCTTTCGTCTTGTCCAATACTTACTTTTCAAATCAATCGGTCCTGCCGCTGCTCCACGATTTCTAGAAGCAGAGGATGCATTGTAAAAATTCTTCCATGCCAGATTTATAATATCATGCGGAATCACATTTTTCCGTAGACGTGCTATAAGTTTTTTTCCTCCTGGAGAATCTGGATCTTTCGCATAGACATCCACGTCATCATTAAATATAATATCTGCATCTTTTTCACTAAAATAGGTACCTTCACGTGCTTTCAATTGATCTTCTGTCAATTTCGCTTCTAAAACAACCTGTTTCACTCCATGAATCTTTGCGGATCTCACTGGTTTTGTTGGAACCTGTAATCCTTCAAACAGTTCCTCGTCTGTGACAGGCATCCTACTCTACTCCTATATATCTTATGCTGAACGAGGCATATGGAAATACATAATTCCACAGAGAATTGCACTTACTGCAATACCCGCACTAAGACCTTTTAACATGGCCTGTTGATCTGCTTCCATAAAATCATGTGCTGTAACAACCGGAGATCTACCTCTTTTGCCAATACGTGTATAGTATTGTATAACTTCCGTTTCTGTATATTTCCGTTTTCCAAGCATCTGATTTACCTCATTGTGTAACTCAATCGTCCAACGAAATAAATCAGTACGAGAATCTAATGATGGACCAATTGGCATCTTGGCCATATGAGATACATAATGTTGACGACAAATGGGGCATGGAATTAAAAATTGTAAAGACTCAAAGAATTCCTTCGTCGCTTTTTTATGAGTATAAGAAGGATCTTGCGGATATCCCAGAGCAACTATATGGATCGTATGCCAGAAAAAAGGTCCCCAAACTTCTGGTGGAACGTGCATCCTATCTATTTAGAACAAAATGCATAGATGAACCACCTAAGACGCATAATATAGTATAGGCTAGGGATTTAGGAATGTCTATATATGCAACATCAAATGTATTTCACTGTTCAAATTGTGGTATATCCGGACATACCTTTCGTATGTGTGTAGAACCTGTTTCAAGTTACGGAGTTCTTGTATTTCGCTGGATTGGAAGAACTCCGAATTGGACACCTCTGAATGAATTTTGTAAAGATGATCAATCCGTTCTTGGATTGAATAATATTCTTCCAGAAGTTCTAATGGTTCAACGAAAAGATTCACTTGGGTTCATGGATATTATGCGCGGAAAATATAAACTCAGTGAGCCAGAATATATAAAGAAACAGATTCGTGGAATGACGGCTTCTGAAAGAAAACGATTACTGACCTTGGACTTTGAAGAAATCTGGCATGAACTATGGGGATCTGATACAGAATCATCTCAGAGATATGCAAATGATAGAATTCAATCAAGACAAAAGTTGGCAGAACTCCGGGCAGGAATTGAAGGACCCAC